ATGAAAGCAGATTTACAGCAATAGAAGCAAGATTAACAACATTAGAAGGAGAATAAAATGGCAGCAACAATAACTTGGAAGATAAACCAGATGCAGAGAACAACTGCTGATGGTGGTGTAACAGAAGTCAGATGGGAATGTTCTGGCGTAGATGGAGATGCAAGAGCAGTAGAAGCAGGTAAGTATACTTGTACCTATGATGCTTCAGCAAGTAGCTTCATTAAATATGATGACTTGAAAGAAAGTGATGTTATAGGTTGGGTAAAATCAGCTTGTGATGCACAGTCTGATGAAAGAATGAAAGTAGATGCTATTGAAAAAAGGATGGCAGAAAAGTGTGCAGCTCAAATAGAAAAGGCTAAGACTAAATCAACTGGAATGCCTTGGTAAAATAAAAGGATAATAATATGACAAGAGCAGCAGACTTAGCAAAACTCATAGCAGGTGGTGGTTCAATCACCGTATCAGATAACTCTGAAAACTTAAAGTTGATTACAACAGATGCAGACGCAAGTGTAGGACCAACTCTAAGAATGGACAGACAGTCTGCTAGTGCAGCCGACTCAGATTTGCTAGGTAAGATAAATTTTGTTGGACACAATGATGCAGGTACACCAGAGGATATAGGCTATGCAGGTATCACAGCAATAATAAGCGATGCTTCTGACGGCACAGAGGATGGTAAACTAGCCATCAATACTATGGTTGCAGGTACAGAAAGGTCAAGAATATTTGTAGATGCAGGTGAAACTGTGTTTAACGAGGATAGCATAGATGTAAACTTTCGTGTAGAAACAGATAATAGTGTTTTTGGTTTGTTTGTAGATGCAGGTAATGACCATGTTTGTATAAATACAGGAACAGACCATGGTGGTGTATTAAATATTGAAACAACAGGTAATGGAGATACTGTAACACTTGCTTGTACAGATACAGATGCAAGTACTGGACCAGTTCTTGTTTTAAAAAGAGCAGTAACAGGTGCAGATGATGACTTACTTGGTAGAATTAGATTTGATGGTAGAGATAGTGCAGGTAATAATACAACCTATGCAAGATTAGACACACAAATTAAAGCTGCTGCTGATGGTTCAGAATCTTCCAAATTTACTCTTAAACATTTAAAAGGTGGTTCAGAAATTACTGCAATAGATTCTGCTGATGCTGAATTTGTAATAAATCAAGATAGTGCAGATGTAAACTTCCGTGTTGAGAGTGATGGTGATGCTAATATGTTTTTTGTAGATGCAGGAAACGATAGAATTGGTATTGGTACGAATAGTCCTAGTGCAAGGTTACAAGTAGATGATGGTTCTGGAAGAAATTTACAAATTGCTCCAAGTGGCTCTGGTATTGATATTATTTCAACAACTAATCCAATGCGTTTAATTACGAGTGACGCATCTAACATGATATTTTCTACTAATGGTTCTTCTAATCAACGTATGATAATAGATAGCTCTGGTAATATACTTTTTGGAGCTACAAGTGCATCAGCACCATCAATGTCTTTCCAACCTGATAGTGGTGGTGGTTCTTTTCAAAGTGCAAAAGATTCAACTAATACCAGAAATGCTATGGTATTTATTAATCCAAATGGCACAGTTGGAACAATAAGCATTTCAGGTTCTGCAACAAGTTATAACACATCTTCAGATTACAGATTAAAAGAAAACGTAGTTACAGATTGGGATGCTACATCAAGATTAAAACAACTTAAACCAAGTAGATTTAATTTTAAGGCAGATAAAGACACAACAGTAGATGGGTTTTTAGCACATGAGGTTTCTTCTATAGTACCAGAAGCTGTTACAGGAACAAAAGATGAAGTAGATGAAAATGGTGATGCAGTGATGCAAGGCATAGACCAATCTAAACTAGTACCATTATTAGTAAAGACAATACAAGAACTTGAAGCAAGAATAGCTAAATTAGAAGGGTAACATGTTTGACCCTATTACTATATAGGAGTAGCACATGGAAATTAGTGCATGGATGTTTTGGAATATTATATTAACATTAGTAATAGCTCCTGCAGTGTGGGCATTTCGCTTACTGATAGGCGAGGTTAAACGTTTAGATATATTATTAAATAAAACACGAGAAGAGTACGCTACAAGACGTGATATGCAAAGCGAGATGCATCAAGTAATGGAAGCCTTACATCGTGTAGAAGACAAGTTGGATAGAGTTTTACAGAAAGATTAATATATGTTACAATTCAAAGGATTTAAACCTAATGCACTAAATAAAATTGCAGGTGCAATGGGTTATAAAGGCGACATGTCTAAATTTAAAGAGTTTGTCGAAGGTGATGAAACTCGTAAAAAACAAATGCAACAATACACCACCGCTGCAAAGAAGATGGCAAAAGGTGGTATGGTACGTAAGTTTAGCAATGGTGGTATGCCACTTGAAACTATGCCCATCGAAGGTGGTGGAGGAGTAGGATTACCACCCCCAAACATGAGCATGGGATTTGGTGGAGCATCAATACCACCACAAAATTTGGGTGTGATGTCTGGTGGAGGACCACCACCAAGTGATATGACACAGCCTACATTTGTAGCACCACCCGTAATGACTGCACCACCACAGCCTATGATTGCAGCAACTCCACCTGAACCAACTGTAACAACAACACCAACAACCTCTACACCATCACAATTTCAAAACCAAGGGTCTTCATTACCACCTTCAACACCCACAGGTCCTCCAATATCTACACCAACTATTGCGCCTGTTGCTGCTCAAGCTCCTGTTTATGGGCAAGCTTTTACAGAGGGTATGTCCGTAGGGGATGTAACAACATCTATGTTACAAAATCCCGGATTAGCACCCGGAGCTGCTGTACAAGCACAAGGCACTATACAATCGCAAGACCAATTAATTAGTCCAGATGTAGGTCAAGTATCTGGTTCACTTGCTATTCCAACAGCACAAGCAACAACTACCCAAGCCGCGCAACCACAACAAGTTCAAGCTGCCCAAATACAAGCTGCTACTGTAACTGAAGCAATGAAAGCAGAGCAAGAAAATCTGCAAGCGGCTCAAGGTGAAGTGAGTGAAGATGCTCAAGTACAAGCTGCTCAAACAACTGAATCATCTGTAGGTAAATTAGAAGAAGCACAAGGCACTGCTATTCTAATGAACAATCCACAGCAAAGAGAAATTCAAGAGGGTGAATTAATTAGCGGTAGTGCTGTGGATGCTTCAAAGGTAGAGCAAGTTACTGCACAAGTACAAGCTGCTACAGCTACACCATCAGAGCAAGCTACTGTTCAAGGGCAGATGGCAGACCTCACAGATAACTTTGATTTAAAAAATCCACCAGCTTGGGCAGCAGGAGCATTAAGAGGTGTCAATGCTAAACTTGCACAACGTGGATTAGGTGCATCGTCTATTGCTGGACAAGCTCTTGTACAAGCAGCTTTAGAATCTGCATTACCTATTGCACAAGCAGACGCATCTATGACTGCAAGCTTTGAGCGTCAGAACTTATCAAATAGACAGCAAGCTGCCATGATGGCCGCAGAGCAACGTGCTAAGTTTTTAGAAATGGACTTTACACAAGAGTTCCAATCTCGTGTAATGAATGCATCTAAGATATCTGACATAGCCAATATGAACTTTACGGCTCAACAACAAGTTGCCTTAGAGAATAGTAAGATTGCAAACACAATGAACTTGCAAAACTTATCTAACTCACAAGCTCTTGTGATGGCAGAAGCTGCATCGTTAGCACAATTAGATTCACAAAATTTAAGTAACACACAACAAGCTGCTGTTATGAATGCACAAGCCTTTCTACAAATGGATATGGCTAATCTTTCAAATACACAGCAAACATCTTTGTTGAAAGCACAACAAACAGCGCAAGCGTTGTTATCTGACCAAGCATCTCTCAATGCTGCAAGTCAGTTTAATGCTTCATCTGAAAATCAAACAAATACATTTATGGCAAATCTTGCCAACAACATATCACAGTTTAATGCTACACAAGCAAATGCACAGTCACAGTATAATGCTGGTCAACAAAATGTTGTTGAAAGATTTAATGCCGAATTAAATAATCAACGTGACCAATTCAATGCACAAAACCAATTAGTTATTGCACAAAGTAATGCTACGTGGCGAAGACAAATAGCAACAGCCGATACAGCTGCCATTAACAGAGCCAATGAACTTAATGCAACAGCTATGTTAAATATATCCAATCAAGCTTATGCTAACTTGTGGCAGTTTTATGGTGATAGTATGGAGTGGGCATGGACTTCAGCCGAAAATGCACAAGATAGAATTAGTGCTATGGCTATTGCTGAACTAGATGCAACAGCTAGAAAAGAAATAGCAGATGAACAAGCATCTACTGCGGCAGGTAATGCTGTTGGACAATTAATTGGTACACTCGGTAGTGCTTGGATTCTTTGTTGGGTGGCAAGAGAGGTATATGGTAAAGGTAATCCTGAGTGGTTTATGTTTCGCTTGTGGCTACAACATGATGCACCTAAATGGTTTAAGAAACTATATGGTAAATATGGTAAACAATACGCTAAGTTTATTTCCGATAAGCCACTATTTAAGTGGGCAACAAAACAGTTTATGGATTATATTATAAATAAGAAGAGGAGCAAACATGTCCAATTTGTATAACACTGCTGCTATGGCTTACAAAGCTATGGATATTGAGAATCTTCCCGAAGATAAACCAGTGAAAGAAGCTACTGGCTTGTTATCTCGTAAAACAGAAACAAGTGGGATAGATTATAATAATCCTGCCGTAAGAGTTGCAAAACAAATGCAAGTTATTAGAAACTTTAGGAATGAAATGAATGGCACAACCACTAAGTAACGAACCAAGTTTTGATAGACCTATTGCAGGACAGTCACTAACCCATGAGTTAGGTGCTAGGCCTTGGCAAAATCCATCACAATATACAACTGTTGATGAAGCAATTGATTATTATATGGAGCGTATGTCATCAGAAGATTTTATGGTGCAACTTGTTGACACGCTAGAAATGGGTGTGCCTGTTACAACCTTGGCAAACACAATACAAATGTCAAACGTTATGAATGGTGTACACAATCTTGATGTTGGTATGCTTGTACTTCCTCTTATTATGGAAATGCTGATGATGATTGGTGATAGTGCCGAAATAGAGTACAATACAGGTTTAGACAATCCAAATGAAATAAAAACAAGCAATCCTACACGTGAGTCTTTGCTTACAAAAGTTGCAATGCAATACAAAGATAAACTAGAAGAGGTTGACTTTGAAAATTTAGATGAAGAAACTGTCGAAGAAGAACCAACAGAAGAGCCTACTGGTCTAATGGCGAGGAGAAACTAATGTCATTTTTAACAGGATTAGTTACAGGCGCAGCTCAAAGTATTTCTGGTAACTTGCAAGCCGCATTAGATAGAAGACAAGAAGAACTATCTCGTGCTAGACAATTTTGGCGAGCGAGACAAGCACAGAAAGCTGACTTAGCTGATGCTCATGACAGACGTGCATCAAAAGCACTCAACAGATTTATTAATGAGTTTGATGGTAACATTGCTAAAGGACTAGCTGCCTATAAAGCTGTAGGTGGAGATGTGGACGCAGCTGAAGCTTACATCAAAAATCTTGATGACACACGTATGGTTGGGCTTGATTATGATATTAATGAAAAGTTTAAGTTTGATAATATTGACTTAGAACAATTCGCTGACCTATCTAGGAAAGATGCACTTGGTTCTATTAGTATGGATGTTAAACCTATATCTGCTAGTGCATTTAAAGATACTAGTAACTTAGGTAAAATAGGATTAGGATTAAAAGATGCAGGAAAAGGCATTTCAGATGATATTAATAAATTAGTACCACCTCGTAAGAAACAAGTTATTGAGGGTCTTATAGGTGCTACCTTTGACCCATCAGGTACAAAGTCTGCTATGCAATTTCAAATGGACAAACAAAAGTTTGAAATGCAAATGAAAAATTCTGTGGGTAATTTAGAAAAACAATATAATTATTTGACTTACGAAATATCACAATTAGACCCCATAACCCAAGCAGATGAAATTTTAAATTTAGAAAAACAACAAGGAGAAATATTATCTGCCGTATCTTCTTTTGAGTTAGCTAAAAAGTCTGCTACAGATAAAGGTTTGTCTACATCTTTAACTGCTCAACTAATAAGTAAACGAAAGGATGAATTTTTAAAAAGTATTCAATACGGAAGAGCTGGTGAGCAATTATCTATTGTAGTTGATGGAGAAGTTATTACTGGTGAAAAAGCTAATAAAAGATTCAAAGAACTACAATTACAAGAACACGCTGATATTATAGAAAATACTTTGTTGACACCTAGTGGAGATTGGCAATCAAGTGACAAAGAAGCATTGTGGAAAGCTGGTCAATTTGTAGATGGTGCATATGAATTAGCTATGAAAAATATTAATACACGTATGGGTAAAGTAAAAGAAGAAGACAAAACAAAAATAGAAACAACCGATACTACAGAAACTAAAGTTGTGGGTAAGACAGACTTTGTTGGAGAATTACCTAAAGCACAAGAGAATGTAGAAACAGTTGACATGGGCGGTGATGAATTTAATTATGTAGTTGGAGTAGATAATACAGTTATATCAGGTAAGAACCAAACAGAAGCCACCAATAATCTATATAAATATATAGGTTCAAATCCAAAAGATTATTTTGATGGAATAGTAAAAGAGTTTGGAGAAGATTTTATTGTAGAAAATTTGAAAAACTATAAAACTATTATTGATGGAGCCGCTAGAAGAATACAAGATGAAGAATTGAAGCAGAAATTCATAGAAGAAACAGATGCTATAATTGCTAACTTACCTAAAACACTAGGAGCAATGCAACGTTCAATGTCTGCTATGAATGTGATGACGTTACCACAAGGATATCAACCTAAACGAGTTCAAAAATTATTGTCTGATAGAGGTGAATTTAGTGGACAATATTTATACGAAGATGATAAAGGAGTGCAATACATATCTCCAGAAAATCCTAACAAGTTTGGGTTAGAGGTGCAATAAAGTGTCATGGCAGAATTTAATCCGTTTCTTGGACTAAATAAAAAAGAGTCTGTAAAACCTTTATTGCCTACACCTCCTGAATTACAGACTATAAAATCCTATCCTATCCCCCCTGAATTTGAAGTACCTAAACCAAAGACGTTTGATTCCGCACAAGAAGCAGACCAAGAAGAGCGTTTGTCTTTTGCACAACTTGCATCTGATGATGAATATATGGATATGCTCCGTGATTATAATAATGATAGATTTGGAGAGAGTGGCGCACAAGGAAAAGATGAAACTGATGAAGAATATCTTAAACGTTTTCTAACCCATACTCGTGAGTTTGAATTTAATAGTATAGATTTAGGTAGACAACTTGATTGGGTGCGTAATGCTGATAAAGATAAGCGCATACAATTTGGTTATTTATATATGCAACTATCTCGTTTACCTTCTTTCTATGAAGAGGGTGGAACAGGTTATGCATCAGCCGTTAGAGATTTTGGTAAGTCTCTACTTACAGACCCATTTAATTATATTGGATTTGGTGCAGGTGCAGTTGCAAAACAAGTGGCTGTTCGTGGTATTATTAAAGCACTAAAGGAAGGTGGCAAGAAAGCTGCCTTACAAGAAGCTGCTAAATATGGTTCAAAAGGAATATTTAGAGGTAAAACTGGTAAGATTATTGGTGGTGGCATTGTAGCAGAAGCAGGTGTTGCAGCTGTGCAAGATTTAAAACTGCAAGAGCTAGAGATGTTATCTGAGAAAAAAGGTGAATATACAGCCGAAGACTATGATTATAGACGAGCTGGCATTGCTGGTGGAGTAGGTTTAGGTATAGGTGCTATAGGTGCTAAATTATCTGGCGGTTTAGGCGGAGAGAAACTAGTTAACAATGCTACAGAAGCTGTAGCAAAACAAAAGAAGATTAAAGAAGCATTAGATGCTCGTAATGCAAGTTTATCTACTAAAGCTAGTGATGAAACAACAACACAAACTGCGACAGGTATATTTGATATAAAAGAAGGTCGTGAAACATTAGATAAGTTAGGCACAATATCTGATGATGCTGACTTCATGGCGCAGATGCAATTTAATACTGAACTGATGAAGCGTGTTGGTAAAGTAGTTACTGATACTGTAGAGGAAATGGCTACAGATGGTAGGTTAGGACAGATAGTTGATGAAGATACAAAAGCTTCAGAGGTTATTGGTAAACTTGTACAAGACTCTTTAGCGAAAGCTGAAGGTAAATCTGCGGATGCTATAAAGAAACAGACAGAACAGCTATTAACAGGTAAAGAAGGTATCTTAAAAGAGATAGGAGAGTTTAGTGGTGACACACTAGAAGCTGCTATTTCTCGTGCAGGACTAACTAATAAGCAGTTTGTAAATGCTATGGGTGTATCTTATAGTGATGCTGGTAAATTCTTAAATACTGCAAGTAATGTTGGAAAGATTATCAAAGGTCTTGGAGAGGTTGACCCAGAATTAAAAGCTATACTCATGCAGAGTAGCAAGTCTGATGTCGGACAAGGCTTTTTTAGTAAAGCACACGAGGTCATGAATAGACTTGACCGTGAAAGACGTGCCTTGATGGTTACACAGATAGCTACAACAGTACGTAACGTAGCTACAGGTGCTATACGTTTAGGTATGGAAAGTACATCTGATGCTATGGAAAGCACTATCTTTCAGTTGGGTAAAGGTTTCAATGCTGCTATGACGGGCAACATGCCACTAAGCAGTACAGGTTTTAGTTATAAAGAGATTATTCGTGATAGCTTTGGACGATTAAATAGACTAAGACAAGTTGTTGACACTGCGGAATTATCAGAAGCATTGCTAAAACATAACTCACGTCTTGCGAGTCGTATGGACAGAACACTTCAAGAAGCAACAGATGATGAAAGTCTAAGTGCTTTTACTCGTACTATGAATGGGTTAAACATTGCTCAAGATATCTTTTTCAGACGTGCTATCTTTACAAACAGTATAGATAAGAAACTTAGACGTGCGGGTATTATTGTAGAGAAACCTACCAACGCTAATCAGTTTAAGAACTTGGAAGAGTTTATAGCGTCAGGTAAATCCCTACCAGCAAAAGTATTGTCTGATTCTGTAGAAGAATCTCTATCTTTTACATTCTCATTGATGCCACAAAAAGGAACAGTAGGTCATCACTTTATTAAATTTACAGAAGCTATAGGTCCTGTGCCTGCCCCAGTCGGTACGGCAGCTATGCCATTTGCTAGGTTTATGGTAAATGCATTACAGTTTCAGTATAATTACTCACCGTTAAGCTCTGTGAATGCTATCTATAGAACTGCCCAAGCAGCTCACACAAAAGTGCTTTCAAAGGCAGCAGAGGATGCAAAGGTAGGCAAGGCACTATCAGATAAAGCAAGTCAACAACTAGCAGAAGCACGTGATGGTTTCTCTAAAGCTACAGTAGGAGCGGCTGCTTTTTATGCTGCAATACAATATCGTAGTAATAACCAAGATATAAACTTCTATGAATATAAAAACGCAGATGGAACGACAGGCGATTTACGTCCTTTCTTTCCTCTCGTACCGTACTTAGCTATAGCAGATTTATGGGTAAAGCATACATCTGGTGATACTGATAAGATTAATTTCAAAGAAGTTGCAGAAGCCTTTACAGGATTTCAGTTTAGAACTGGTGCAAGTTCTTACATTCTTGACAATGCAGAACAGCTTATTTCAGAGATAGGTAAAGGCGACCCTATAAGACAAGAAAGAATGGGAGAGTTGTTGGGTGGCTACGCTGCGGAACTTACAGGTGGATATGCCACACCATTGCGTATCGTGCGAGATATACAAGCTGCCTACGATACAGAAGCTGCTGTAGTACGTGATGCTAAACAAACAGAAGGCATAGGTTTTGCAGAGAGAGCTAAGTCAGCTTTTGATAATACATTATATAAAGATTTACCTAGCTTATCTAAAGGCTTACCGCCAATAGAAAGTCCAACACGAGAAGGTGACATCTATCGTCAGAGTCCATTGCTAGGACAGATAGGTATGCCACGTAGAGAACCAAGACGTAATCCTGCAGAAGAAGAATTTGCACGACTAGGTATCAAAACATTTACATTAGTTCCTAACTCTGGTGACAAAACAGCCGATGCTCTTGTGAAGAAACATCTAGGACCTTTTGTTGAAAGAGATATATCAGAGCTTGTGCAATCTGATGCATACATTAATGCGACTGATACACAAAAGCGCGGTATGTTGAAGAGAGATATGAAAGTATTGCGACTGTTTGCGAAAGAGCTTGCCGTTATGGAAGCTGAAACAGAAGCTATGAAAGGTGAGAAATCGTTTACACCTTTTGATAGGGCGCAATATGGTAAGCTAACTGATATTCAAACAAGATTAGCTGACGAGTATTACATGACTAAGTATGGTAAGTCTGTAATAGAAATGGTTAGGGAAGAGCCAAATGTTAATCACTACAAACGAGCAATTGACTTAGGTAAATTATTAGAGAAGAACCTCTAATCTCTTTGCCAAAATTCAACTCTCCACCAACCATCTGTTTCCACTATCTAGTGTCTCCCGAACCGCTTAGTGTTCCACGCTCCTTTCGTGATAGGAGCTTGTCTTTATTTTTAGATGCTATGACTGCCAAAGGCATGTTTAAATCTTGTGCAATTGCTGCACAATACCATAGCACATCACCAACCTCACTGGCCAGTTGTTCTCGCCAATCTTTAGGTTGATTAGTCACCCCATCTCTTATAATCTTTTTTACTTTGTTGGCAACCTCGCCTGCTTCTCCAGCCATGCCCAACGCTGGATATAATATCTTGTGCGTTTTTGGATACACGGCTGTTTGTTTTACTATCTCTTCATATTCTTCAAATTTCATTCCTTTATATCTCCTCTCTAACCATTGTTCTACCTCAGTTGCTAAGTCCATTGTTGTTCTCCTTAAATGCCTTAATTACATCAGAGGAAAATAACTTCTGAATGTTTAATAGATACATCTTAGAAGCATTGTTATCTCCACCCGACACTGTTCTTTTGTAATCTAGGTTGTTTATTATTCTTTTTAGATTACTTGTATTAAAGACAAGAGTGGCAAAGACTTCATCATCTATGCACAGATTATGAAACCAATAGTCAGACTCTGTTGCATTGATACCGCTAGGTTTACCATAGCACTCATACTCAACAGCAATGTTGCCTGTCTTTTGCCAAAGGTTACGCTCACTCTTAACTTCAATCTTTTTGTCTTGCAACATTTCTGCTACAAGTTCCTCTCGTACCTTGCCATACTCTAAGTCAAGGTCAAACTTTTTTCTGTCGGCTTGTTTGGGTTGTAATTTTTCCATACGCTGTTCTCCTTCTAAGTTATGTCTACTACTTCACAAACATCAGCAGAACAAGCGAGTTCTCGCCCACCTGAAGTTGTGTCCTCTTTCTCATATTCTGAAAGCAAAGACCAATCAATATCTTCAGGCATCTCTTCTAACATTTTATCGTATGTTCCGTAGTTGCACTCTTGATAGGGTGCTTGTTTATAGGTGTGTTCACTATATGGCAAGAAACTTATGCCTGATATTTCATCAAAGTGTTCATACACCCATGCTCCTACTTCCATCCATTCTTCTTCACGGACAGATACAGTGATACTTGGTTTGTGTTCACACCAATGTCTTTGATACATTAGCCATAAACCAAGTTGAAAGTCTGCGGTGTTCTCCTCTCGTGTTACCGCAGAGTCTGGTGACTTCATGGGAAAACTAAAGACTGTTGTTGCGTCAGGCTTCATCACATCAGGCTCATTTGGAATACCTTGTGAAATCATGAACTGTGTTAATGGGTCTTTGTTGTCACCACGAACTGTACGAATATAATAAGGACTATGCCTTGCATGAATACCACTTGCACTATCTACTAGCTGACTTACTGTGCCACTTGGTTTGACTGTTGTAACAGCCGTAGATTGTGGTATGCCAATGAGGTCTGCAAAGTCTTTGTTGGTATTAATAGCAATCTGTTTTAATTCACGTAAGAATGTAGATATGTTACCACTAATATCATTCAACAATGGACAATCTTGAATACCAGTTAATGATACACCAAGTAATCTTTCTTCTTCTGTATTATCTTTCCATATCTTACGTAGATATTTAAAGTCAGTAAGTGTCGCTTGGAATGTGCCAAGTATTGTCGCAAGTCTTACCTTTTGTTTAAGAGTTTCTTGTGTGTCATACTCTCGTGCTACAACCTCTGTAAGATTACAGAACTGATAGGGTCGCAGAATTATTTCACTACATGGATTACAACCAAAGTCATGCTCTGTATCTCTTCTACCATTCAGTGATGCTTGTTTAGTTGCTGATTGTCTATTAAAGATACCACGCTCACCTGATTTACTTTCGTATAGGGATACCCATTCACGCATAAATGTAGCCATCTCTGGCTTGGATTTGTACGCTACACTATTGTTTGCCAAGGCACGTTGTGATTCACCTTCCCACCATTGTCCTGACTTAGCGTGTCGCATTTGGTCATCATTTAAATTAGACAAAGATATCAAGGCTGACCTTCTAACACCACCCACTACAACAACTTCTCCAACCTTACACATAATATCGTGACACTCAATTGGATGTAATCGTCTGCCTGCTGACTTCTTAAACTTGTCTATACAAAAAGCAAACAAATCTTCTAACGGTGCAGGACCACTTGCCCTACCACCAAATGTTTTAAGCCTAGCTCCTGCAGGACGTACCTCTGATACATCCCACTTTGGTATTTGTCCAGCATATAACATAGCAATCAATTCTCTGAATGCTCTTGCCCATCCGGGACGACTATCTGCTACCTTAATAACTGTACTACTCTTTTCAAAGTGTTCGTTCACGATAGGTAGTTTATTTACGTTGTGTCTTTCTACAGAGAAACCAACACCAGTACCACACATCAACACATACATTGTTTCGTCAAATGCACGTGGACTATCTACAGGTATGTAAGAACAATTGTATCCAGCAACATGACAACGATGCAAGGCAGGACCTGCGGTCATCAAAGCTCTCATACTTGGCATAGTCTGTAAGTTAAGAACAGAATTTTCTAATTCATCTTTTAGTTCTTTGTCTAGGACATAATTATATTTTTCTTTTAGGTGTGTTGACATATAGTCAAAGTATCTTGTGACTGTTTCTGTCCAAGTTTCTCTTCTCTGTTCATCTTCTTTCCATCGTGCATAACGAGACAAAGCGATAAATTGTTGGTAGTCTGTGGGTAGCATGTTGTTCATTAATCTGTCTCCTGTATTACGTTAAGTGTTTTAATTTTCATACCATCAATGTCGTGTATAAATTCATTCATGGCATCTTCGATATCAGAAGCAATATCCCCATCGGCAGGGGTTGGATATTCTTCTGGGTCTACATGTATCGTTAGATATATCTTAACTACTGTTCTCATCACTGACCTCAGAGATAAGCTTATCTAAATACCATCGTGCTTTTTCCAAATCTTCTTTACCATTCTTATAACGATACCGCCATACATACTTCATGATATTACCTTGTAAATAATATTCATATCCACTATCTGTGGCGGCACGAATAGCATCAATACATTCGATGCCAGCTTTATTATAATGTGGTGGACTGTTCACCATATCTTTCTTCTTCATTTGTTCTTGCATAATATCATAGTCTCCATCAAATTCAATTAATTCTTTTACTCTCATTGCAATCTCCCATTTCTTTTCTGTTTAAAGTCTATACGTATGATGTTACCATCCTTTTTAACACGTTCTTCATCAGAAGGAAACTCTAAATTTGTATCTGGGTCAACAAATTTTTTGACATATCTATGTACAAGTTCTCGTAGTTCTTTGTTGGTTTCCATTAACGGAACAGTTGATGCAATCATCTTACAGAAGTGCATGACTTCATCGTAGTCTTCATCAAACATGTCGTTGTCTGGACTGGCGATAACAGTTACATCAATCTCTCCTGTCCAAGTACCGTCTTCGTATTGCATTGGTCTTACTTTAATATTAAAGTCGTTGACATCAAAGTCAGTGATTTTCATATGTTATCTCCTTTTTATTTTGTTACCTCTAAACTTTATTAACTTTGGATATTTCTTTCTGCCTTTCTCCTTTATCCATTCTTCTGGTATAATTCTATCATAATAATCAAAGTCATATTTCATACACCATTGGGCATAGGTAGACTTTGCACCCTTACGTAGTTTACGTTTACTGTTTTCGAAAACGAAACGTATGTCTAGCTTTGGGTGTTGTTTCTTAATTGCTAGGTGCTTGCGTCTGTCCGCAGCTGTAAACATACCTTTTGTTTCTATAATAATTCCATTATTTAATACAAAGTCAGGTGTATATGTGCGGTAGGCTAGGTCTTCCCACTCAATCTTCATGCACTCATATTGAAACTTAACGTTCTGAAATTCAAGTGCTTGAGATACAGAATACTCTAGCCCACTGCGATACCCCATCTTCCGTGCATAACGGAATTTTTTATGAGGACTTAACATTACAAAGTGAAACGATTCGTCCAAGCGTAACCACTATAACCTAGATTTCGTAGTTCATCTCTGACAGCTTTTTCAGCTTCGTTGCGAGCATCCATAGCTGCCCTCAGACCTGCGGTCTTGAGTTCACGATACTCTTTCTTTTTCATGGCTAGAGTTTGTTCTAGCTCACGAATTTCCGTTTGTAGTTCATCATATGTTTCGGTCATTTATATACTCCTTTCTTTTAGTTCCATATTTTCTTAGCTTCTTCTTTCATCTTATAACTCCATGTCCAAGAATCAAAGTTAGGATAAACGAAAGAAGCTAATTCATACTTATCACTGCTAAGAGATAAGAATCTTTGTATGCTGTAAGCAACTTTTTCTAGCTGTTTTTTATACTCCTCTAAGTTGTTTAATGTAAATTTTTTATAATCTTTGTGTGTAGCAAAAAATAAATCTAAACTATTATTTGGGTATGCCATAGAATAAAATGCCATCTGTCTTTTTTGCGCTTCTGTAGGTTGAGAAGGCATTCTAGTTGTAGTTTTTAAATCTACAATTTTATTTGTGAATCTAAAGTCTACATAACCCATAATGGGTATGGGTAAATCTTCAAGTTGTACTTCGACTCTCTCTTGATAGCTTTTTAAGTTCTTATATTTAAAGTTATTATCAATGATTTCTCCAAAGCTTCTTAATAATTTTTTCTCCTTTTCTGTTTTTTTATCATTAAGATTTATCATTGATTCTGCACACAAAGTTATAAACTTTGCTTCTAGTGTTTCATAATCAAACGTGCCTTCCTCATACTTTTTAGCTAGAGAAAATTCAGTGGCTATTCCACGCACTGCGGCAGGACCAGTTGAAGACTTAACATTAAATAAATACCTAGCGACCCACATAGGTGGGTCACTGATATAAGTATTAATACTACTTGGGGATAGATGATGAATGCCGTGCGCTTGAAACGCATTGTTACTCAACATACGATTTGTCATTATGCTACTTCCACCTCATCAAAGTCAACGATGTCGTCAATACCATCAATGTCTTCGCCTTGCTTCTGAACTTTCTCAGACCAAGAGTTGATGATATATTCGTTGTAGTTTTGCACCCATGCCATGAAGTCACCAAACGTATTCTGTTCAGTGTCAGTCAAGTCAAGAGTATTTGATAGGTCAAGTGATACGGTAGGCAAGTAGAAACTATTACCATTAGGTAACTTACGCTCCTCTGTATTTGCCGTAATCAAATGTTGAACAGGTAGACGTTTCATTTTGTTAAGCTTGGTAAATACCACACCAACATCTTTAAACGCATCTCTGTTCTCAATCTCCCATATAAATGGTTTTGTATCTACAGAAACATCGTTACCTTTATTATCAATGGGTTGAATTAATTCGACTGTACCTAAAATAACACGCACACGTTTTATCTCCCTTATTAAGTTTTGTGTCTTTTCAGGTAACGATGCCCAATCTTTTATAAAGCCAGCAGGTTTACCACAATTAAATCCACCATCATTATCTTTCAAATCTACATTGAGATTATCAGCCATGACAGTTTTAACATAGCGATTGGGTTTATCGCCCATGCCCTTGATAAAACGCTTGTACATAAAACGTTGTAGATATGGACGTATATTAACAGAGGGTGCATAGTAAGTAGGACCGTCAGGTATCTCAAGCTTATATGTGCCACCTGAAACAACTTCCATGTTTACCTTCTTACCTTTTACTTCTGTTTCGCCCATAATAGGTGAGTGATTAATGCGTAGTCGTGCAAGATTGCTTGACTTCGATTTCTCTCCACCACCTTCCGATGCTATTCCCATAGCCTTTGCCATTACAGCGTAGTTATTTGTATCTATTGTTGTTACTTGTGTTGTCATATATGTGTACTCCTTTCTGTGAGTTTTTTAAAGTGAATGAGTGTATGTTATATCACGCAACATCTTTTGTGTCAAGCCAATTAGAACCTATTTTTGCTTCTAATAATAGAGGTACATTGAAATCAATTCCCCACCTCTCAAGTATTAAATTAGGTAACGCTTTATTGGTTTGATTTATAAGAAAAATAACTTGATTCTTCTCTTCGGGATGCACGTCAATAACGATAGAATCATGAACAGTATTTACAATACAAGACTTCATGGTATCTAATCGTTTCTCGATGTATAACAAAGCGATAGGCACAATATCTGCGGTAGCAAAACCTTGCACTGGATAGTTCTTTATTTGAGTGAAGTGCGACACTTTACCACTCGCTTTGCGTTCTACATCCGGGAATGCATACTGCCTACCTGATGGTGTCGTAATGATACCCTCATTGATAGCTTCCTTTGCTAACTTGCTGTGCCACTTGGATATACCACCATACTTCTTGTTGAAGTGTTGATAATAAGTTGCTTCAGCTTTTGTTCTACCAAATCCAGTTGCTCCATATAGAGGTGCAAACGTGTGTGCCTTTGCAGTTTGTCTATCTGTTGGCTGGCCTGCATCTGATATAACTTTTGCGGTATAAGAATGCACATCAAAACCTGTAGCTACTTCATCCATAGCTGTTTTGTCTTGTGATAAAAATGCAGCAGCTCTGAACTCTAACTGTGCAAAGTCAGCTTCCAACACATACCCACCTTCCCATCGTGATACAAATACTTTCTTCACAGGAAACGTACCACCTCTAGGCATGTTCTGCATGTTTGGGTCTGCACCCGAAAGTCTACCAGTCGATGTTCTGTGTTGTAGTAATCTGACATGTAACATGCCATCAGACTTAGTATGTGTAGCTATACCATCAACGAATGATGATAGATAAGTTTCTACAGCCGATAATCTTCGCACCTTAAACAGAAAGTCCTCTGCATCCTTCATACCTTTAGAACGTGCAACATTCTCTAACGTCTGAAGATTCTGTTTGCTTGTGCTAAAACCATTTGCACTAGCCCACTTACCATTGGGCGGCTTAAATTTAAGACCCGCAACATCAGAAGTATTAACAAAGCTATAGCCAGCACCGTCACATATCTTACAAATATTGGGTCTTGCAAAAGGTGTTCCATCTTTCTTGGTTCTCCATATCTTTCCTGTGCCTTTGCACGTTGAACATTGGGATGCATATGTCTTACGTAATACATCTGTACATCCGTGAATTAAACTACGAAAGTCGTGTTCAGACATGTATGGGTCAATGGTGTTGCCCCAATACTCTTTGTCTTTAACCTTACGAGAATAAACAACCCAACCCAATTGCTCTGGACTGTTTAGATTTATAGGTGTGTCACCCATCAACTCACGCACATGCTTTTGTAAATCAATCTCAAGTTGCTTACGCTCTTGCTCAAACTCTTGACGCACTGATTCTAAAGCATCTTTGTCTACAGCAAACCCACGCTGATATATACGTGCGAGTGATACACATACTTGATTGGTAAGTGTAACTGTACTCATGAGTTTACTATACGCTTGCGTGTTTAGTTTAGTCCACAGTTTGTCAGACAACTGCTTTGTTGCATGCAAGTCAGCCGACAGATAAGATGACAGTTCATCCCAAGGAATATCACGAACACTATAACCTTTATCAAAGTATTGCTTTAGTGTGTCTTGTTTTTTTGTATCACACTCGTATCGTTCTGCACACGCTTCCAATGATAGAGGTTGCTTCTGTCCACGTTGCAATACATATTCGACAAGCATCGTGTCAAAGACAGGACCTTCATACTTAAACCCGGACTCCCATAGCCACATCAAATCATGTGGTGCATTATGACATATTAGAATAGTTGCTTTGTTTAACCAATCTTGCACATCAAAACGTGCATTGTCAGACATAGGTTTATCTGCATGGTCAAACGTCACAAGCTTTTCTTCATTGTTATCAGTCAGCATACCCACCATTACTAAAGAATTAGTGGATTCAAAAGGGTCAAGGTGAAGCTTACCATCTCTTTTGGTAACACTATTTTCTACATCAAGAACTAACTTCATCCTTCGTACCTCGCTGTTAAATAATTAAGTTCACAGTTTACCATACCGTGCCAACCATTCAACTTGTTTTTCACAATGTTGACATGTCTAAGTGGACTCTCTTCCTCTTGACCCTCGACAGACGGTGACTTTGCAATAAGAAACATAAGGTCAGCTTCTGCTGCCTTACCCGTACGTGAACCTTCCATCATGGATTGATTCAATACAGTACGTCCTTCTGCTTCAGCCGATAACTGTGACATGTAAAACACAGCGCAATCATATTCTTTCGCAATCATTCTTGCATGAATAGCATTTGCTTTGAGTGCTTCATCTGGTCTAGCAAACCCAGCTTGCCTTGCAAACTTGTCGCCCATGTCAAGCACAAGTATGTCAGGCTTGTATGTTTTACATACTGACTCTACCCATGCCATGTCTCTGCCACCTGCTTCCTTCAACAATATGTTGCGTTTGACAGGCTCATACATTGCTTTAGCTTTCTGCATATCATTACGAACTTCTCGTGCCGACATGCCTGTGGCTGCAGTTAGGTATCTTGCACCTACACGATGCGGTGGTTCTTCATTACAAAGAACAATACACCTTGCACCTTGCGATGCAAAGCCATTAGGCGATGCGATAATGCTTGCATGAAAGGAAGTCTTACCTGTGTTCGGACGTGCGCCTACTTCTATCAGTTGCCCACCTGACACTCCTTCAATCTTGCGTGTAATGGGTGCAATATTAAATGCCCACTTTGCTTCAAGCTCTGCTTTCGCCATCAATGTTTCGATACTAATATCTTCCCATTGAATATTTAGATTGGGTGTAAAGTCATCACCATACTGTTCTAATAACAGTCTAAGTTTCTCCATCGTGGTAGCTGTGCCATTCACCATATCAAAACCTATATTGGCTACATCTTCCCCAACAACTTGTTGGAATAGCTTTGACAACACTTCTTGTGCGATATCACCACCCATCGGTGATTCTTTCTTTATCTGCAAGAACAAACTACTGTAGCTTTGTTTCTGTGCAGTTGTCAGCGTTGGATTGTCCGACATAAATAAAGCTTCGACTTCATCTGGTGAGACAGTACGTTCATACTTGTCCATAGCAGAGTCAATCGACTGCTTTATCTTGCGAACATCCTTACTGAAAAGTCTATCAGGACACCTCGCTCCACGATGGTCATCGTAGAATGATTTATCCATCAGACTTCTGATAAGGGATAGCTCCATATGTTACACTCCTATGTTGGTTAGGTTTTCTAAATCTGTTGGGTTACGATACTTTAAATCATCTATCAACTTCAGAACACGAACATTATTCACATATCCTCGTAGCTCCTTCGCTATTGATAGAGTCTTTGGTAAAGCATCAGGGTCTAATGCAATAATAGCTGTAGAGAACTGCGATAAATACTTCTTGTGTGAATCAGATAATGATGTTCCCAACACGGCAACCCCAGACCAAACATCACCACCTACAACTGCAGCACTTACGCAGTCCTCGACAACTACAGCGACATTACCACAACCTACGGTATATGGCAAGCCACTATTTCCATATTTCTTCCATTTTGGAAGTCTTTTTCCGAGCGCACGACCTGTGGCATCGACAGTTTCTCCCTCATGAAGAATTGGAAACACGGCACGGTTCTCCTTAACGTCATACAAAAGTCCTAACTCTTGTGCGTCAAGTCCGTATAACTCCATTGCCCATTCCGCCACGTCAAATGTATGTGGCACGACATAATCGGGCAAATTAAATTTATCTTGTGCAAATTCTTCCGCCCCGGAAAATCCTGCACGTATGTCATCTACAGATAAGTGTACACGTTGGCCACCCTTTACATTACATGAAGCCTTGTAACAATTCCATACAAGAGAACCCATGTTGTTAGTAACTGTAAATGTTTTTATACCGCCACAGTTAGGGCAATCCATTCTTTTGGTATTACCATTCTGTATATCTAAATCACTTATAATGTTATATATATCTATGTACATATATCACTCTCCTCTGTGGCACTTGTAAGTGCTTATATCATGCATCTTTCGTGTCGTCAATGCATAATTTGCACTTGTAAATGTATTTTTCATATAAGGTTTTACCGACTGTGGATTGCTGTGTCCTGTAACCGACATGATTTGTCCGATGCCGACACCAGCTTCAACCATTTCAGTCGTACCAGTTCTTCGTAAGTCCATCAGCCGTAGCTCGTCAGACAGCCCACATTGACGCATGACAGCCCTTCCTGCCTTGGATAGTCTCTCCATACTGTAAGGGTGATACACCCCCTCTACAGGCTTTGGACGAGGTGCTACGTACCTTTGAAAACCAAAGTCATTGTGTTGTTGTTGCAACATCTCTAATAAATTGTCACTGATTGGTAAAGTTACTTGCGCTCTGCGTTTACTTTGTTCCAAGAACAGTTTCTTTTGTTCAAAGTCAAGGTTATCCCACTCCAATAATCGGATATCGCCCAACCTTTGACACCATTCGTATGCCATATGCACAATCAAACCTATGTTTCTGTAGGCAAATTCACTGTAGCATGTGTCAAGAAAAGTTTTCATGTCACTTTCTTGCCACACTATCTTCCTTTGTTTGGGTGTCTTGCGTCTAACTGTCGCAAAAGGATTGACTGTTGCGTACTCCATGTCCAACGCATACCTATACACACGTGACGCACAGGTGCATACGTGGTTTGCAAACTGTATACCACGCTTCACCCACTCTTCGTACACATGCTTGGCCTGCTTTGTGGACACAGATTGAAATGGTCTATGCCCCAAGTCATGCAATAAAACAGACAAAAAGTATCTGTAATCTTGTTTAGTTTCTTCTCGTAACATATTGAAATCATTAGATTTATAGTACGACTGCACTAATAATTCCAACGTGCTGCTCTTGTGAATAACAATTATCTCTGCTTGTTTCTCTCGCCAATCGTCAATGGTTTTGTTAAGGTCACGAGCTTGCGCCTTTGCAGTACGCAAGTCCGTGCCTAGTTCTACTCGTTCTACAATGCCCTCGTCAACAAGTCGTTGCGCTGGGTTAAAACGATAAGACTTAGAGCCGTCACGATTGGTTCGTGATTGCACAAATCTAGGAAGTGCCATTAGGCAAACTCCCAAAACTCTGTCACTCGCTCTTTGAGTTCGTCAAGTGTAATGATTGGTTCACAACTTTCTCCATCAGAATCTGTGCCTAACACTAAACCTTTACCAGCATAACTGGTGTTACGATTACCATCCAAGGTAAACATATATTTAATGTCAATATACAAAAGTCCTTCGTCATCTACATATATGCAATCACCCTCTTTGTTGATGTCTACTGTTGTAAACGTACCACAATCAATAAGTTTATAAATGTTTTTATAGTCAGAGTTATCATAATCTACCTCTGTGATAGATTGATTTTTTGGGTCAATTAAAAATGCTTTCATTGTTGGTTCTCCTTTTTAAAGTAACGCTTGGCTGTGTCTTCAGTTGTAATGTATTCATTACCACTGGCCACATCTTTCATGAGATATGGCTTAGTCCTTGCCTTTCGTCTGTATCCTGACAACTTAAATGTCTTGCCATTTATGTTAGCAATCTTGTCAATGTCTAAGTCATCAAACATTGCAAAGGTTTCCAAGTCTTTTTCAGACTGTGACTTTGCTCCAAGCAAACGCAAGTTAACCTTGAACGTAACCTCTGTGTCCGTATAGCTTGCGTTGCCAACAGTTGTTTCAAAACCATCTATGGTGTTGGCTGTCAGTGTGTCTTGGATTTTGTTTCTCAAAGATTTTATTATCTGTCTATCTAAATTTTGCATGGGTTATTCTCCTTTCAGTTGGTTAGTGACCACACCAATGCGTTCAAGCATAGTGTGCCTATGATACATATTAGCATAAGTGCTATTAAATTCAAGCCTTCATTATTCATTCGGCTCTCCATCGGTACACTTCTTCTATACAGAAGTTGCGTCCAAACTTACATGTATTATTATCTTTGCATACCTTTTCGTGTTTACTATTTTCCCAACAGTCACCACCAAAGCCACGCATGTTTACATATTTTTCCCATCCGTTATCTATTGATAACATGATGATGGAAGGCAAGACTAAGAACACAATACAAATCCATAAAAATGCCCACCCAAATCCTTCATTATGATATGGTTTCATTTTAAACCCATCCTTTCTTTATACTCTTCATGTAAATCTCCATTACTCTTACCACCTGTACCATCTACACCAAAGTTACATGATGCTAACAATACAAGAATAAATATGCAGTAATAAGAAAACCATTTACAAAACCAAAGAAACATCTTATATGCATCTTCAGCTTGTTTTTGACATGCTTGTTTTATCTCGTCACTCATGCCATCACCACAGTTACAGTTATCAAAACAAATATTGTGGTTGCACATATCAGTAATATTATGGGGAACTTACTCATACTTTGTTACCTCTCAATGCAAAATATAAACCACCCATCCATAAAAGCACATGTAGATTGTCATAGAACAATACGTCTAATATACTTTCGGGGTCGCCTATCCATATTACACCTGTCATGATACAACACATTGTTATACCACTAAATCTTGTGATTATATCTCCTACCGAATTAGGCATGTCATACATCCATGCAACGGTAAGAAATCCGCCTACCAATAATCCTATGCCCGAAAGAAACTCGCCATAGGTTACAACCCACCATGTGAGGTAGGACAACCCATAGGATTCTGCATCTGCCACATTGATAGGCATTTTCCACCAACCTTGTTGTATAAATACGATAGCCAAAGGCACTCGTAATAACCAATGAGATTGGTAAAAGTTTGGTATCTTCATAAATAATTTTTTCATTTATACACCTCCTATTCCCATATGTAAAAGATGTGGTCTTCAATACGCACCACTTTTCTTTTGGTTTTTGCCCAAGCTGGGCGTACATAGTAAGCATGATAGTGCGTACTCTTACCCACTACATTTATACCTACCTTATCTGTAAGCACTAAATCTGCTACATCTATAGCTTTCATCCATGCTTCTTCGTTACGAGGTTTGTCTGACTTACCGTCACACCACCAACTAAACTGACACTTGTGACGCACAGGCAATCCGGGTGAGTATTTATACGTAGGTCCTTCACGCACTACTTCACATACCGTATTGGGATAGCGTGGGTCACTGACTCTATTTATCACCACCTCTGCAACAGCAATCTGCCCAAGCAAAGGTTGGTCACGTGCTTCGTGATATATATTCATCGCAAGACACATCAAGGCTTCAACAATCATTGCATCCACCTTGGCATAGGTCTACCTTTATTATACCTAGCAAACCTTAACTTATCTACTTTGTAGAAAGCACGGTAGGCAACAATAGGAAAGAACTCATCTGTCTTACAATCGTCATGCCCACTAAAACACTGTGGGTGTTTAGTCAATCCAAATTCAGGTAGGAACTGCCCACCTTTAGACAAAGCAATACTATGCTTACCTGCACCATGCCATTTACCATATCGGTGGTGGTATTCACCTAACATGGCACAGTACAAACTGTAGGCAAACTCATAGTTGCTACGGCTATGCATTGCCCACAATGTGCATGGGTGCTTCTGATGTACAGGCTTGTACAAGTCATGCTCCTCTGCATACTGTGGGTTGTGATGCCACAAGGTTGTACACAACATCTGTGCTTCCTCTAGTGGCATCTTGACTATGTGTTGGTCACATAACGCTTCCGCTATGGTTTGGGGGTCATAGTCAACAATAAATCTATTCATTAGTTATACTCCTTTCATAAGGTGACACAAGACATCAACAGTCATACCGTTGCCAAGCATCTTGTATCGTTGCGTCTTGGACACATGGTTTGTGTAGTCGTCAGGCACAGTTTGTAAACGCTCACACTCTTTGGGTGTCAGCTTTCTATACAACCAATGCGTAGCATCGACTGCCACATTATCTTTCTGCACTGTGGTCAGACAGTTTGTCTTCTCGTCAAGACGTAGCTCTAGCTGTTGCGTAGTCATACCAGCCACACTATGCTTGTGGTCTTGTCGCACACCATTGACTTTGTATCTGCCACGTATCGCACCACCAGTGATAGCAACCTTTGGTTCACGATGCCCACCTTGCATAGTGGTTAACGTTGGTGACTTGCCATCTTCGTGGTAAACACGTTTGATGATATCATAGCCATTGATATTGGTAGCATCGCCAACATGGATGGGTGACTTGACAAACGTAGGTATCTGCCCTTTGTACATAGATGCAGTAAGACATGAAGCCTTTGGGTCATCAACAGACTTCACCATATCTCCACGCTTTCTGCCACACCATGTGTTGTTGAGATAGTTGGGTATCTCCTCAAAGGGTAAGTCCTCTAGGATATCTTTCAACACAATACCTTTGTCAGTTGGCATCCCACTCTGCGGAATGTTTGTCCAATACAAACGGTTACGACTTTGTGCCGACACTAGAGAACTGTTGATAGCAATAGGTGGTACACCAAGCATGTCAGTGATGATGTCTTGGTACTCTTGTTTCATGCGAACATTCTCCAAGAAGAAATACTTTGGCTTGAACTCGTCAAGAATACGGACGAACTCAAAGAATAGGTTGGAACGCTCACCCTCAATCAAGCCTTTGCCCCTACCAGCAAAAGATAAATCTTGGCACGGACTACCAGCCACAATAAGGTCAACGTCTGTACCGACACTCTCACGTGTAACACCACGCACGTCACCTAGCTGCACCGTGTCTGGCCAGTTCGCTTGCGTAACTTTGATAGCATACTTGTCCACCTCACTTGCATAATAGGCATCAACGTCTAAGCCTAACCTATTAAGTGCAATCTGTGTACAACTCATACCGTCAAACAAACTTAATACCTTTATACCTTGTTTACAATTCATTCTTGCCACTCCTTTACATATAGAAATTCAATCTTCTCATTTGGGTGGGTTGCTTGCGCCATTTCTAATGCAAGTTCAACCGCAGACTTCCATTCACCCTCTTTCACTTGGTGAGGTTGCACGGTAATTTGGCCATGCTCCTCACCTATCTGTATGCCTACATCCCAATGCATTAGGCAGACTTCTTAGCTTTGCCACGCCCTTGCCTTGCAAGTTCACGTAGGTTGTCAATTTGTAGTGTGCCTATCTCGACAGACAATTCCTTTGTCTCTCTAGTATAGCAAGCTTGCGACAACTCTTTGTGCATCTTGTCCAAGATTACACCCACAACGGCTTGTGTTGTGTACTGTAGGTATCCACCTACATCTTCTTTGGACTCTCTTGCATGCTCCAACGCAAGATTGTAAAGCTTGTATCTGCCAAGTGGTACACCATGATACACTTTGAAAAGTCTCTCTACTCGTGCAAGCTTGTACTCTACTTCCGCAGATGCTAACACTTGACCTGTTTTACCAGTTGAACGCTTGTGAAATTTAATTGTTTGAATAGACATAGTTAGTCTCCTTTCGTTGGTTGTTGTAGTCCGTCATCGGACTTGGGTTGTTTAGTTAACGCCCACACAGATGGTATACCACCATATGCACCTAGCGTTACTATGAATGCATTTGTAACAGGTGTGTGATTCTCACAGTATACGTCTACAAATGTATCATCTCTGTATGGGTTGTATGTCACCTTGACTGCGCCATTGTGTGACCCAACCATAGGTTGTTCTTCATCGACAGTACCCACCACAAAAGCATGTACGTTTTTTCTACCTTCTCTACGCACACGCTCTTTGCCACCTTGTTGCACTACAAATTTAGCGTCAACAAGATTGAGTGCGAATGTATGGTCTATAACACGATTGGTTTTGGTATCTTGAATAGACCAACACTTCTTGTGTAAGTTCCAATACACTCGTACTTTTCTGTTAATAAGTTCTCGCATAATTCCTTTCCCTCAATTTTAGTTTGGCTCTGCGATTAGCTTTCTTCTCCGCATCTTTATACTGTTTCTTAATCTTAGGTTTAATCCTAATCTTTTGAAATGTCAATACTTCTTGCTTCCGCATTTGTACGCTCCTTTTCTTGTTTACGGTTGTACTTTGCTTTCTTGCCCTTACGTGGCAACACGACTTGCTTTCGTGGACGTGATTGGAACAAAGCCTTTGCGACTGGATTTATTAGATTTATTTTTCGCATTTCGGTTCTCCTTCAATAGTATCCTCAATACATGTACGATATCACACTCACCTATCACTTGCGTTTTGCCTGTGCTTTCGCTCACACGCTGTTGCTCTGCATAGTCGAGTATATCGCTAGGTAAGTTTCTGTTGGTTAATACTTTTTGTATTGCTAATATTTCGTTTAATGTCATATCATTCTCCTTTCGTTAGTGTTCTAAATAAGTTACGTTGGATACATTGGTATCCCAACATGCACGACAATCGCCACACTTGTTACCTTGTGTGGGTGCTGGGCATAGGTGGCCAAGCGACAAGTCTGCACTTGTAGCAACTGTGCTACTGTGCTTGTGAAACTTGTGTGGCATGCCATTGACCATAGTGGCACTAATCCGCACCACAAGATTGCTAGGAAAGTCACCATACCTTCTAAGGTATTCTTTCACCATGCCAACTTCTCGTGTAGGCAACCAATGCTTGATGTGTGATGTTTTCTCTGCCACTTGCACAATCATACGCAAGTGCTTGAGACTTTGGATATCACCGCTATCGTGCCATCTAAAGACTTTGGTTTTGATGCAATACCACAGTATGAGAAACACCATAGCGTCAACCCACTTGGGATTGTGATTGACTTTCTCAAGTCTTCGGTCAAGTGCATCTTGCACGTTGGGGAATACATACCTACCCTTGAGTGCATAGCAGCCACCGCATGTAGAGCCTTTCACCTTGCGTAGCTTTGCACCAATGATACATTTGTAGGCACTCAATGAGTATCCGTAGCTTGGCATCTTGGAAGGCTTGGACAATCCGCCCACTTCTTCCCATGCTTGTTTTACTGTGAAGTCCGACATAGGACTACTCCTTCTCAATTTCAAATTCATCATCATCTCTGTCCTCACAGAGATACTCTAGTTCTTTCCATCTGCCTTTGGGAACATAGGTAATAATATTACCTTTACTGTCCACTTTTTCGTTGCCGTCTTCATCTATCTTAACAAAGTTAATATTTGCTATTACATAAGCCATTAAGCTACTCCTTTCCAAAAGCTGTTGACCATTCTTCAGGCGTAATGCCTGTCATGAGGAACTCACGCTCATCAGCGTTGAGATGTGGGAACACGTTTTGCACAAGCTCACCACTCGCTTGCCAATACTCGATTTGCCCTTGACGAATAGGCAATTCCATTGTGTTGATGTTCCCACTGATAGGGGAAACTTGTACAACACGAACTAAGTTTTCTGCGATATGTTCAATTCTCATTTTAATCTCCAAATTGTTGTAGTCCTACATCGGACTTGGTTAATGTGTATCTTATGATATAAAATACTTTCACTAAAGTATCAAGTATTTTTATCATGATACACTTTAAGCTTTATCACTTTGCAATGCCACAAACATAAAACCGAATGTGCTGAAAGCAAAGAAGATGCAAGCAAAGATGAATAGGTAAACATCAACATAGTTGTATCCTAAGTCAGCAACCTTGGTGCTTTCCATCATGTTCACAAGGTGTACTGCTACAAAAAGATAGGCAGTTGATACGAGTAGTATTGCTAAGTTGGCTATAAATTTCATTGGTTAAACTCCGTTTAATATTTCGTTAAGTATTGATAATGCTTTCTCATTATCATTGTCAAGTTGTTTTCTTTCGTAGTCAGCTTTCCACGTTGGTAGAATACCACTACGATAGATGATTGGTGTTGTGTCTCGCTCTTGCACATAGGCAGGCCATGAGCTGCGGACATGATACCTACCTATGTGTGTTGGTTGCACTTGCTTTGCCATTAGGCAACTTTGGCAAGTTGTGTTGGCTGAGTGTCAGCTTTGGGTGCTAACGCATCTCGCAATGCAAGCAACAGTTGCTCACGGCTCACGTTGTGCTTGTCGCACTTCGCAAGAGCTTGCTCAACAATCTGTTCAGCCGTTAGTCCTATGTCGGACTTGGCTTCAGCCTTGCGAGCTTTCTGCGTGGCTTTCACGAGAGCGTTCATGTTTGTGAATCCTTTCTCTGAGGATTCGGCAACCTTGTCGCACTCCGACTTGTTCTCGACATAGAACAGAGCATCTGCTCTGCGTTGCTTTGGGATATTGTGAATACCACAATCTTGCAACCTAGAGGTTGGAATACGCTTGCCATCAGCTTCGCACTTGAGTTCGAACATAAGTTCGCCAAGAGCCGTATCGAAAACGTTATTACGTTTTGCTAGATGCTTTTCAGCATTGGTGAGTACCTTGTACTCTTTCGCAATGACTTGACCTCTTGTCTCAAGAGTGTTGAAAGCAGAAGCAAGCTTCTCGGAGAAAGTTTGTGTTTTTGTGTTTGTCATCTTCTTATCCTTATGTTGTGTGTTAAAGAGAAACAATATATCTCTCATAAGTATATGAGATATATTTTTCTCGTAACACTAAAACAACATAAGTATAGGGTGATTCGGTTTCCTCGTGCGCTATCCTCTGCGTGGGTCGTTTCCTGTGCGACTGCAAGAAGCGTAGCTTCTGAAGTTCGTGTGCGAAACTCGTGTGTGCATGCGAGGTTGGTGGTAGGGTATATGCTCCGCCACTGCAACATGGGGTAGTGGTGCATATTTTGTGTTTGGGGTAGGGTGTAACAATGGCAACTGATGACATAACACTTGCCACACATCACAAAAGCTCACAAATACAAGCACTTGAGCGAGCTTTGGTGTCACATGCCTACGCATTTGCTCACACCAGCGCACAAATACATGCGTCTGCATGCATCTGACGCACACATATGGGGGTATGGGCGTGTGCCACTGGGGGGTGTATGCGTTATGTGCTTGAATAAATACACAGATTAGGTTTTTTATCTGTTAACCACTTTACATATTGCCTTATATATAGACACTTGCACAAATATTATGCACATGTAAATTAATGCTTGACAGCTATCTCATTATGGAGTATAATTATATATAACAGAATGCCCCCACAGTATAACTGTAACAGTTAAGTGTTATTTAGTTATACTATAAATACACTTAAATGTACATTTAAATGAGAAGTCGCATAACACATTAAGTGTTATTTCCGTGCTAGAGAAAAAAGGTGTTGACAATGGCAAGGAAATCCGTAAAACTATACACAGATAATGTCATCGAAGCTTTCTACGATGGTTTAGCTAAAGGCAATTTAGATAAATTACATATTCCCCATAGTGATGTCTTTTACGTGCGAGCAGCAGTTGAAGCCCGTTACGGTAGAAAGTTTTCTTTATTGGAAGTAGAGAATGCTATGAAGGCAGAAGGATGGAGTGAAAAAGAATAATTATGGATATGTTTTTTGCATTAGTATTAGCATGCACCCCAATCAAGGAGTTGGGCTGTATGATAATAGAAGATACTCGTGGGCCTTATGCAACGAGACAAGAATGTACGGCACGGACACAAGAGATGATAAAAGATTCTCTTGTAATGTTTCGTACACAAAGACCATATATACAAACAAACTTTTATAACTTTAGATATAGATGTGATATTAGAAAAGCGAAAGTTTCTTTATAATGGCTCATGAAGATAGGAAAAAAGCTTTATTAAAAAAACATGGTTTGTCAGGTGTTAATAAACCAAAGCGTACTCCTAACCATAAAACAAAGTCGCATGTCGTATTAGCTCAAAAGGGGCATGAGATAAAGTTGATTCGTTTTGGACAACAAGGCGTAAAAGGTGCTGGCAAGAATCCTAAGACAGCAAAAGATAAAGCACGTAAGCGTAGCTACTATGCTAGGCATAGCGCACAAGACCCTAATCCTGATAAGTTTTCAGCAAGGTATTGGGCGCATAAAACTAAATGGTAGGAGATACGAATGAGTAAAACAAAGATAATACCTGTAAATAAGTTGCTGAAGTTTCTTGGCAAAGCAGGTGATTTGACAGATGCACAGATAGCTGCGAGACGAAAGAAACCTACACAAGAAGGTATTAAGTTTGGCAAGAACAAAGATATTGATTTGGGAATGCCTAATAAATTTGAAGAGCAAATATCTCGTGAGTTAGAAACAGCCGTTAAATTAAAAGGTAGTAAAGTTGAAAACATGACAGTAGGCAAAAAGTCTATGGCAAATTTTTTAACTGACCAAGTAAAGTATAGTAATTATAATCCAAAACTTATGAATAAATTGGAAAAAGAGTTTCCAGATATATATAATAAAATTATAAAGAAACAAGAAAAAGAATATGCATCAAGTCGCAGACGTGCAGGACAAACTAAATCAGCTACCGCTAAAAAACTTGAACCGGGAACTTACATGAATAGGGAAACTGGTGAAATATTTGAAAATGTTAAAAGCATGGATGATTTACCAAAGGGTGCAAAGAAGACAGACTATGTTAGAAATCCAACACCTAGACAACTAGAACAGTTTGCAAGAAGTGCAAGAATAAAAGCAATGCTCAAAAGACAAGGTGATACACCTGCAAAAGATAGAGCATTGGATAAAAAGAAGCTAGGACGTGCGTTGGGTGAAATGATGTCTGATGAAAACATATTAAGAGATAGACGTTCTAAGATTGGCATGACAGATTTTAGAAAAGGTGGTATGGTAATTTCAACTGTCGATAGACTTAAAAGGAGAAAGTAATGGGGAAAAAAGATGATGTTATGGTTGTTTCTATTGGTGTTGGAAGTATTCCTAAAAAGAAACTAGAAAAAATGAAAAAGGCTGAAATGGCTATGGGCGGTACAGCTAATGGTAAAAAGCATATGTATTCAGCAGGTGGTAATGTTACGGACAATCTACCAAACAAAGGATTAAAACAATTAGCTAAAACAGAAAAAGGCAAGACTGCTGTGCGTAATATGGGCTTTGATGTCTAATGATTTCAAAGCAGAATAAAAGAAAAGTAAGAAAAGTAGTAAAGGGTT